GAGTACTTCAATGATTTGGTCTTCTAATGCTAGAGCACGGTCATTAATCTTGATGTCTTCTCTCATTGTATTCCCTCCATTTTTTGACTGTTCCTATTTTCTCATAATTCTGACAATTTGGCAAGTTTTTCCCAATCCTGTTTAAAGCAAAAAAGTAGAGATAGAATCTCTACTTTTCATTGATTATTTTGATTTGACAGGTTTATCTGCAAGAGATTTAACAGCTGCGTTAATCGTTTCTGCATATAGTTTAGCACCTTCATCCTGCTTAGTAGTATCACTACCAAAGTGAACTTGGTCTGTCCCTTTCCAAATATCTGGATGATCTTTGGCTACTTGATTCCAATCTGCAAGTGCAATATATGGATATTTTTGTGCCAATTCACGCGCATAGCTTGCATACTGTTCTACGTAAGGTTGCGTTTCCTGCGTTGTATCACCCTCGTATGGAGTTACAAGGACAAGCTGATGTCCCTTAGGTAGATTTGTTATCAGTAGATCCAAATCAGCCTTATAATCTTCAGGATTATTAACACCAGTCGCGATGACTACAATTTTAGGCAAGGCTTTATTCTGACTGTAATTCAGCATCAATGCATTTGCTTGTTTGGTATTTCGACTGACTTGACCATCAATCTGAGCATCTGGTAAGATTTCTTTCAGTCCATCTGAAGCACGCAAGGTGACAGAATCTCCGATGATGGATACACCGTCAGCTATATTGTAGCGACTTGCTTCTGCTTGATCGGCCATAGTTTTTGTTCGAGTAATATTAGTTTGGGCTTGATTGAGACCAGTAACCATCAAATCCGTTTCAAAAGCACCTACTTGTGGAGCTATCAGTATCACGACCAAGGTAATTAAACTAAGAACTCCAACACTACCAGCAAAGATTGGCTTGATGTGAGGAATTTCTTTTGCCATCCGCAAAAGTTTGCTGGACTTCCCTGCAATCAAAGGTTCAATCACATAGAAAGAAAGGGTTGCGAAAAGATAAGAGAAGATAATCGTTAGAATCACTGCCGGTATATTTCCCACCAATTGCGAGAAAATAATATAAAACGGCCAGTGGAAAAGATAGACGGCATAGCTAGTGTCTGCTAAAAAAACGATAACCTTTGGTTCTTCGATTGTCGGAGTTTTCTCATGCAAAAGTCGTGCTGCAACAATCATCAGAAGTGTAGCTAAACTTGCTAACAAGAAGCCAAGTAAATAGGCAAAGAGATAAGTGAATTTCACAAAGAAAGTCAATAAGAGCAAGACTCCTAGACCAGACCCAAAGACTAGCAAAGTCTGCTTCAAATCCAAGCTTCTATTCAAACGTTTAAGAAGTGGCGTTGCATGACGAACCCCAATTACGGTAGCAAGCACACTACCTAAGAAGAACGGAAATACATGAGTCAAAGTTGAGAAGTAGAGTGTTGAGTAGGAACTAACGATAAAGCTACCAATAAACATAGAAAGGAAGCTAATCATAAAGGTTGCTGAGGAAAGCAGGAAAATCATTCCTCGTAGTTGTCCACTTGTTTTTGCTCGTTTGGACAAGAACCAGACTGCTAAGCCCCACAAGATATAGTAATGAACTTCAACAGCTAAGCTCCAGTTGTGAACAAAGAGGTGAGGGATAAACTGAGATTCATAACTTCCTCCTGTCAACATTTCATAGAAGTTAGTCATAAATCCAAGAACGCCGGCAATTTGACCGCCGATTCCTGCCACATAATCCTGACGAACCAAGAACGTGAAAGGCATAACGACGAGGACCATCAAAACAACCGGCGGAAAAATTCGATAGAAGCGTCGTCTAAAAAATCCTAGGACATCAATCTTACCTTTTTGTCCAAATTCTTCTAATAATAGTGAAGTAATTAAAAAACCTGAAAATGTGAAGAAGACGTCAACCCCAAAGAAACCTCCTGGGAAAAGCGTCTGAAAGAAATGGTACAAGAGTACCAAAAGCAAACCTGTAATCCTAATCAAGGAAAACCATTTAATACGCATACGAGTTTATTCTCCATTCATTAGATTGGCAAAAAAGCCATCTAATTTTCAATCCATAGTACCTTTATTTTATCAAAAAAAACAGAAAAATCCTAAGATAAAACTTAGGATTTTTAGCTGATATCAAGCAAAAATTAGAAATTACGTCCAGACTTGTTATAGCCATATTTTTCAACAAAATGCTCACGGAATTCCAAAAGATTATCATCCATGATAGCCTGACGAACCTGCTTCATGAGGTTGAGCAAGAAGTAAAGATTATGGTAACTCGTCAAACGGATACCAAAGGTTTCATCGGCCTTGAGCAAGTGGCGAAGATAGGCACGGGTATAGTTCTTACATGTGTAGCAATCACACTCTGGATCAAGTGGTGTAAAGTCCTCTGCAAACTGAGCATTCTTGACAACCAAGCGACCTTGACTGGTCATACAAGTCCCGTTACGAGCGATACGAGTCGGCAAGACACAGTCAAACATATCAACCCCACGAATAACGCCATCAATCAAGCTATCTGGCGCTCCTACTCCCATCAAGTAACGAGGTTTATTTTCAGGAAGCAGTTGGGTCGTAAAGTCCAAAACTGCATTCATCTCCTCATGGGTTTCTCCAACGGCTAGTCCACCGATAGAGTAGCCTGGGAAGTCCATGCTGACAAGATCCTGAGCTGATTGACGACGAAGGTCTTCAAATCCTGCACCCTGTACAATCCCAAATAAACCTTGGTCATGTGGACGACGGTGAGCTTTCAAGCCACGTTCTGCCCAACGGCTAGTACGTTCGATTGACTTCTTCACATAATCATAAGGCTGATAAAATTGAGGGCATTCATCAAAGGACATCATGATATCTGAGCCTAGATTATTTTGGATAGAAATAGCTTTTTCAGGCGAGAGGAACATCTTAGAACCATTGAGGTGATTCTTGAAGGTCACCCCTTCTTCTGTAATATTACGGCTATCCGCTAGGGAATAGACTTGAAAACCACCGCTATCTGTCAAGATAGGTTGATCCCAATTCATGAACTTGTGAAGACCGCCAGCTCTAGCAATCAGTTCATCTCCAGGGCGAAGCCACAGATGATAGGTATTAGATAGGATAATCCCCGAACCCATCTCTTTCAATTCTTCTGGCGACTGAGTCTTGACCGTTGCTTGAGTCCCTACTGGCATAAACATAGGCGTTGGGAAGGTACCATGTGGTGTGATAATCTCACCCAAACGAGCTTCTGTGTGTTTTTCTTTCTTAATCAAACGGTATTTGATTGGCGAATCTGACATTTTTTACCTCCGAAGCTGGGAAAGACAGTCCCAGTTCATACTTTATACCCAAGGGCATACTGTATGATTCTATCAAAAAAAACAGGAACTGTCACGAACTATGGTATAAGTGACAAATGTTTTTCAATGCTTTCTGTTGCTTATCAATAGTTGAGTTTTTGCTTATTTTTATTTAAAATCATTTCCGTTGATTTTCGTCATTTTTTTAAATCGTATTCATCTTCGTATTCATTTTCATACTCACCTTTGCCCGTATAGTTGAGAAGGCTGCAATTTTGTTCTAATAGTTTACATTGGAGGATGTCCCCTCCAACTCCCTGACCTCTGGACAAGGTCTATTTTTTTTTGAAAAAATTTTAAAAAACTTCATCAAAACTATTGACATTATACAACTTTAGTTGTATAATAGATACATAAGGTTAAGGAGGAAACCTTAGACAAGGAAACTAGTAGAAAGGAAAACAAAATGTTTAAGTTCAAAAAGAAGCCACTCAAAGTAAAAACAAATAAGCTAGTAGTCAAAATCAACTTATTTATAATCAGCTTTGAATGGCACATCGAATTTGGATAGTGAGAAATCACTATCCACCCCTTCGGGGGTGTACTTAAATTATAACAGGAAAAACAATGAAAGTAAATCTAAAAATTAGAAAAACCACCAAGCGTGAAAAAGTTGAATTTATTATTGGACTTCTTCTACTCCTATTTGCAGTTTGGTATTTTATGAGGTAATATATGTCAGTAGATATTAAAGCTATCCGCTGGCTTTTAGACAACGCCACAGCCTATGCTATCAGCAAAAACTGTGGCGTATCTATTCAGGCAGTAGATAAGTATAAAAACGGTGTATCAGATATTATGAACATGCGTTTAAAACACGCTATCAGCATGACTTCTTACGCCCTTACACTACAAGAAAAACAGTGAGTATCATCACTGCTTTTTTTATTTTGAACAAACAAAAAAACCGCCAGCAAAAGCCAGCGGTTGAGTGTAATTAAATTTTGATTTTATATAGGTTTTTTTAGCGGTTCGTTAAGAAAGCAAATCATTCACTATATCTTGTACAGCTTGCGCATCATAACCAGCATTAGTGAGATTATCATATCTTTCCTGTCCATTTCCCCATAAACCTTGAATTACTTCTTGGGCTACTTCATCTACTGACTTAGTAGTTCCACCATTCAATAGTTCATTTACTCTATCTTGAACAGCTTGAGCATCATATCCCTCATTTGATAGGTTATTGAATCGCTCTTGACCGTTACCCCATAACCCTTGAAGGACTTGGTTTGCGATTTCGTCAATATCGTAGTCGCTTGTATCTGAATCATCACCGCTTAGAATACTATTAACTCTATCCTGTACAGCTTGAGCATCGTAGCCAGTATTAGTGAGATTATCATATCTTTCCTGCCCATTTCCCCATAAACCTTGAATTACTTCTTGGGCTACTTCATCTACTGACTTAGTGATTACATTATTTACTTTGTTTTCTTCATCATCTAACAACACGATATTTTTATCATATGGGTTAGATGAGTATTGCCACCAGCGGATGCCGTCCATAGATGGAAAGTATTCAAAATCAGCGTTTCCATCGTTTAAGCCATACCCAGCAATCCAAAGGCTATTAGGGAATTGTGCAAGGATTTGCTGATAGTCAATATTATTGAGTGTGAATGGCTTGTAGCTGTAATAAATAGGTTTATATCCAGCGTCAGCGATAACCTGCATAAAGCGAAGACAAGCGTTAGTATTATCTTGCACATCGTCCCCAGCGTGGTCTTCATAATCAAGCACCAAATAAGGAACTTGTTTAGGTACGTTGTTTAAGAAATAGCGTGCTTCTCTTTCTGCTTCTTCTACGTCTCCACCAAACCAAGCAAAATGGTAGAATCCAATAGGATTTGATTGTTCTACTTGGGCATGTCGACACGGATTTAGGTAGCTTGTACTTTCAGAAATTTTGATAATGGTATTCTGTGTACCCATGTCAGCTAAAATACCTGTAATATCGTATCCATTATGACTAGATACGTCGATGAATAAATCGTTTTTCTTCATTATTTTCTCCTAATCTTCGTTTGGTTTGTAATACTCAAGCGCACGCTCGCTATCGGTCAATCCAGCTGTTGTTGGATCGTTGACGACACCAAGCAAAACCAAAATATATACGAATGTGTTCAATCCGTCTTGAATGTTTTTTGGAATTTCAAGTCCGAATTGTTGAGCCATAAGGAATACCGCTCCCAATAAAGCGATAAGAGTTACCTTGTTTTGAATTCTAAGTCTCCAATTAATTTTGTTCATGATATTACCTCTTAATTTTTATTATTTTGAATGAGTGTTTTAAGCTCTTTCATGTCCTCACTCAATGCTTTCACTTGCTCCGCTAAAATAAGCAGTGATTTATTTTGCTCATCGTGGTTATCAAGTCGTCTTACTGCTGTAAGTCTAAAATCACGCATGTTCTCAATATCTTTCTCGATTACAACCATACGTTTCTCTTGAGCGACCACGCTTCCTTTAAAATTTCCGTAAATCCCAAGCAAAATACCGACGAAGCCAATCATCATCGAAATATCTTCGGGAGTGAAATGAATCATATCTCACGCTCCTTTCTATTGGACGGGCTGAGTTTCTAACTCGCTAGATGGTTTTGGCTCTGTCCATTTCCAAACTGCAAGTTTGCCGTTTTGTGATAATGCGCCCTCAAGGTCTGCTACTGTTTCATTGTTGTAAGTAAATTCTTGGTTAACTTGGACAAGAACACGTTGCCCTTCTCCGAATTTTGGAGTATGTGAAGGGTTTGAAACCGTGAAGATTTCGTAAGGCTTGTAAGTCTTTCCGACTTGCCCTTCTTCAATCAACTCAAGGCCACGAGCGTAAAGCGTTGGATCGAGTGGATTTTCTGTATTTGTAACTGCTGCAAGAACTGCCCAATCAGCAATCGATTTTGTTTCAGCAATTTTAGCGTCTTTCTCAGCTAGCTTGGTTTCGTATTCTTGAGCCTGAGTATGCAAATCTTCCTGAAGTTTCTTTACTCCATCAGCAGGGTTTAACTCAGTAGTAACTTGACCGAGCACTGCCTCAATAAGCGCTTCGTCCGCTTCGTTCACACGGTCACCAATCAAAACACGGTCAAATGCCGTGTATGGTGATTCCTGACGAATTGCAACGAATGTGCGGTTGTTTTCTTGTAAGTATTTATTAACTACTTTGAATGTCATAAATTATTTTTCCTTTTCTGTTTCTGATTGCTCTTGTACTTGTTGAAGTTGCGCTTGTGCTTCCTCATAGAGTGCTTTGTAGTTTGCGCATTCAATCGCCTTGTTAGCAAGTTGAATTGCTAAGTCATTAATCACTTTGTCTGCTGTGTTCATATTTTGCCTTTCTTTTTTATCTCCAACGGCTATAATATCCTCGACTATAATTGCCAGGAACTGCCGCAAGGTTTCTAAAATTGTCATAGATATTATCAAGGATTTGGCTCAAAGAAACACCTTTCAAAACAATTTCCTCAACTCCATCTATTTGACGATTTATAGTATTAATTGACAAAGATTTTAATCCATTCTGTCCGCTCTGTATAAAATCCATTCTCTGTCCATAAAATGTTATAGCGGTTTTAATATTATCACCTGAACGACCATTCCAAATTTGAATACCTGTAGATGTACTATCCATTTGTTGCAAACCATTTCGGTTGCTCAGTAGAGCCGTGTAAGCACCGTCAACTCCGTTAATATTACCGGCGCCAAACACTAAATACTGTAACGGGCGCCCCGGAAATTTATTTCTAATACCAACGCCTGCGCTATTCATCTCAATCCAGCCTGTCTGTAAGTCAAAATCAGTAACACCGTTCAATGATGATATTTTTCCGCCTTTAATATGCTCACCTGTAAAATCAATAGATTGAATTTTGGTAATGGTCGCTTGTTTCGCAAACAACTCATTAATAAATGCCTGTTGCGATACTAACCTTTGAATGAATGCAGTATCAAATTTAACCTTTTCAGCTGTAACAGCTTCTGCTCCTAAAATGTTGGTAGTCACCGAACCAGCTTCAAAGTTAGCAGTTTTTAGTTTATCAATCATGGCCGATTTGATGACTGCATTATCAATCAGAGTCTCTCCAGTAATATGAGTCAATTTCCCAACAAATCTGTTGTGGCCATTTGCACCTAAATTGATACCAGAAATCAAATCGCCTGCGCTATTCAGATTTTTGATTGCATACGACCCAGCCAGCTGTGTCACTTGTGTCCGTACAGCTTCGGTTCCTTGTGCAACTTGGATAGCTTTTTTCTGTGCATCATTAGCGAGTTCTTTCGCTTTGTTACTAGCCTTGTACGCATCGTCAAATTGACTAGGTTTGTACGATCCAGTCTTTGAACCACGAACCAAGATAGGCTCTTTGAATTCAA